CACTCTAGTACCCCTGCTATCTGTTGCAGGGTAAAGCTCTCGTGATGGCGCATACGTAAGAGAGTCTGGTCTTCTTGTTTTAGTAGAAGAAAACCCTTCTTAATATCTATGAGGTTAGCAAGCAGGTTGCCACCTTCTGCCGGTGATGATGAGCCTTTGGGTTGCCCATCTGAGATCATCTCTTGTGCTTGCTCTAGCACTGTGCCATCTATGATGGATGCAATAACAAAGGGTAGCAACTGACCAAGGGTAGCTGACTCGTAGTAGACCTCATCATTGGTCTGATAGCCAGACTTAGCAGCCTTCTCCTTGCGTGCGTATCGCTCTCCCGCACGCTTCATCTGCCACGCAATGCGCTGCTCGTTGTGTCTGCGTCGCTCTTCGATAGGTTCCATTAGATCAATGGTGTGGTCTTCTACCCTAGTCATAGCCCACGCCATCAACTCTTGCTTGATGTCATCCTTCTCAACGTGCTTGTTGTACCTACGATGGATGGTATTAGCAACGCTAGGTACTAGGTCATAGATTATTGGGTGCAGTTCAGTCACAGTCTGGTAGCACCAAATCTATAGTGTGCTGAATGTTCAGCAGCTTGATAGCAAGGAAGTCTATGTAGTTGCTAGCATCAGCTAGCTCTTCAATCAATTCTCTAATCGTATCTGAGGTAGTAAAGGACTCAAACTTCTGACCTTGTGCTATAGCATATTGACTATGGCCCACACCTTTGACTCGGTTAGCACGAAGTGATGCAAAGGCTTCAATGAAAGAAGTTAAATCTTCAGTGCTCACACCTAGCGCACGATAGCCAGTAACTGCAGCGTGATCTGCTAACGGGTTGGTTGTGGGCGTATGAGTATGAGTTGTGTTGCTCTGTCCTGTTGCAAGATGTGAAAGCCCATATGCTGCAAAGTCTGTAGCACTATGACCCACTCGTTCTCTGTCATTGTCATACATCAGTCTCCTCCACATCTAATAGTTTTCTGTTAACAAAATCTAATCCTGCATACTCAGCGTATTCATCTAGTGTATGTACATTGCCTAACGCACCTGGTCCTACTCGTTTATTGGTCAAGATGTCCACCACCTCAGCTTTAGATACTGCTTCCAACTTACCCCACTCTTCAGGAAAATCCTTCCAAGTATGGCGTCGCATATTCTTTTGGAATGCAGATTCATTCTCGTAGTATAGATGATAAACGTAATGTTTGTCTGGTATTAGTAGATTATATCCGTGCGTGTATGCCCTTGCTGCCATAAGGATTTCTTCACCCATAAACATAATCTTTTCGTTGACACCTAGCTCAGCATAGTCACCGGTGGTAAAGATAAACCCACCAGCTACAGCCTTCTGCAGTATCCAGTCTTGAGGGGATACGGCTGTTTGATTGGGGATCATAGTCTCATCAAACTGTTCAGGCTTATCTATAAATGCAGTAGATGTAACCTCAACTGAGTACTCAACTACCTCTTTAAGATTGTTGTTATACTTCCAGATGCCAGGATACATAGTAATCAATGGCTTATCAAAGCCATATTCTTTGTACTCTTCAATCAATTTGATAAGACTTTCATCCCAGTTATATTCAAAACGGGTATGTGCATCCACCTGTAGGTAGTAATCCTGCCCATCATAGAGACTATTGGCAATGCTCCGAGAGATACCTACACCTAGGTTCTCAGGTGCTAAAGATTCAACCAACCGTAGGTTGGGATACTGGGGTATATACATTTCCTTCTCTTTGTAGTAACAATTATGTACCCCAAAATGGATGTCGTGAAACTTACTACTCTTGTAGATAGCATCATACATAGTCTTGCCTAATTCAAAGTCGTGGTAAGAAGCAAGTTGAATAAAGATGGATGCCACTACTGACGACCTATCAGCAGTTCTCTTGTAGCATCAATGCCATTGGCTAAGTAGTAATCATTGATGTCCATACCTGGTGGTAGTGTAACGATCTGTGAGTTCATTACCTCATTCGCCACACGCTTAGCAAACTCAGCTCCAGGGTTAGACCCATCCTCCTTCACATCATTATCGCCAACAACATAGATAGTTTCGTACCCCGCAAATAGCTTTGGAAAGTGGTTCTTCCACGCTGCAACACCTGGTACTCCTACTGCTGGTATACCTAGTTCACCACTAGTAACGATGGCATCTAACTCACCTTCACATACGACGATGTGTGGTGAATCAAGAGTGATGTCACATACGTTATACAGGTGTGCCTTCTGCCCAGTAGGTGAACCATACTTAGGTTTGACATCATCTAATCGTCTAAACTTAAAGCCAACACAACCACCAGATGCGGTGATGTATGGAATGGAAAGCCATCCTTCATACATCTCGTGACCGTTGATTGGGTTTGTAATAGTTCCTAACTGGAACAGTCCTGCTGTCTCTTCAGAGATCCCACGTGCGTTTAGTACGACCAGTGCTTCGGGACTTATTGCCTGAGCGTATTGTTGCGCCGCTTCCAGTAGCAATTTCGACTGCACGTTTGAGGCCATCATTAAACTCCAAGTTCTCTAGTATGCACACTAAGTTAGCTGCATTGCCACCTTTACCGCAGGTGTGACAGAAGTACAGGTTGTCGTAGGTATTCATAACAGCAGACCTGCGACTGTCGCTATGTAGGCAGCATCTCACTGATGCGCTCTTACCTTCTCTTACTTCCCCACCGAAGTGCGAAACAATGGGACCTATGGGGATTGTGTTTGCATCAATGGCACCTTTGTATCTGCTCGCCTTACGTACCCTGGACCAGTCTTGTGCTGGCATACACACCCCTTATCATCACACTTATCGTGCCAATGAGCTGAACGCTTGTAGTGAGCAAGGCCGTTCTCTTCTCCACCTTTAAGGCAGTTCTCACACATCATTGCAGTCTGGTTTCCTTAATAATATCTACTGGGATACCTCGCAAAGCGCGCTCTGCATCTAGTAAACCACAATTGTAGGCATTGTGTTCTGGGTGTGGGTTCATCGCATCTTCTGATTCAACTAAAAGGTTTGCAATCTTACTAGCAATCTTGTGTTCATCAATTATTCTAATTTTCATCTTTAGTTTCCTCTTCAACTGGTACAACTTCTGGTACTAATATCTCTGTTGTTGTTATTTCTCCACCTGGAACTGGCATTGTTGTGACTACTTTCCCCCATCTTTGGGATTGACTCATTGACTTACCACGTTGTGTGGTACGCCGTCTGTGACGAAGAGGCTTAATGGCAACAGCCATTACTGCTTCTCCTTTTCCCACTCTAAATGGATAGATCCTTTTTCTATATGTCGTTTGATTAAAGATTGTAAACCTTTTTCTGAACTACCTATAATTGTAATACCACAATTACAACTCTTTGAATAGTGTGGTGGTTCGTTATATGTATAAATTCCTTCGTTCATTGCCTCTCCTTTAACCATTGTGCTAAGTCTTGAATGACCCAGGCTTGATCTATTGAAGCGTTGCGACGCTTAACTATTACATATGACAGAGGAACTTCCCCAAGACCTCTAGCCTTAGAGTAGTTAAGCGCCTCAACTTGTGCTTCTCTCCAGAACTCAGGCAGCGAAAGGGTTGCCCTGTTCTTAAGTTCAAGGATGTAAGTTTCTCCCGCGATAACAGTAACGATGTCGCCTTCATCCTTTGCCCCAGCTTTAGTCAAACGTTCTGCAATGACACCGCACTTGCGGAGCCACTTCATTACATCTGTCTCAAACTGAGAACCTTTAGTCTTGTTGTACTGACTCATCTACCAATACAACCTTGTTGATCTTATAGATGACATTACCTTCTTCATCTTTAACTAATTCGACAACACCAGATTGCAGCAGAGCACCAACGAAGTTGGTTAGGTCAACCTTGATGGCATCTAGTTCTGCACGTAGTTTGTTACTAGCATCACGCACTGCATCAATCCTTAGATTGTCTCTGTATTTATTTGATAACTGTTCAGACATTTATTCCTCCTTGGTATCCACTCATAGCATCTCTTCGTAACATCCAACCAAATTCATTTTGGTCTGAGATCTGTACTGCTGCGTAGTTTACCAGTAGCTGTACGTATTTCTTTCCGTCTGGTTGGTGTGGTCCAAACCTATTCTTAACTGCTGCAACCTTCAAGGTTGCCTGTCCTGGATCGTATCCCAATGTAAGTATCAGTGCAGGTAGCTGACTGACCTTTCCGTGAATTGCTCTGCGATGAGGTGGTTCAGAAGGTGAACCATACTCTGACTGTTCTGACACGTGGTGGAGCACTACTACACAGGCTTCAGTCTTGCGTGCCATATCGTGTAGCTCCATCATAATTGCTCTCAGTCCTGCCCATTCGTTGTCCGTCTCAGCGGTTATGTTCATTAAGTTATCAATGACAATCAACTCAGGTGGCTGTCCAAAGAGTTCAACATAGGCCCTGATCTCTAACTCCAAGTCGTCAATATTTGGAGATGAATCAAAGACCCACTTGATGTGCGAAACTTTATCTAAGTGTGCATTGTAGTACTGGCTATTGTCTGAAAGGTTTGCCTCTACTGTCACTTGTGAGTGACCAGATAGATGCGATACAGACCTCATCATTACAGTAGTGGTATCAGTATCTGCGGAGAAGAAAAGTGTAGGAACTTTGGCTTTGATTGCATAGACCAGAGCGAACATAGACTTACCAGCATTAGGTGCAGCAGCTACCATACATACTTGGCCTCTGCGAAACTTAATACCTTCTGCCTTTAACCCATCCCACACATCAGGTAGTGGTGTTGCTTTGGTAAGCACTCCACTCCAAGCGCGGGAAAGATTAAGCAATGTCCTTCTCCTGTTTCAATGTAAGCCCTCGTTGACTTCTGATCTGTTGGCGTTGTCTAATAGTTAGACCACCCCAGATGCCAAAGTATTCTTTGGTTATTCCCCACTCAGCACATTCTCTGCGATGGGGACATCTATTACATATACCTACTGCAAATTTAGCATCATCAACTGATACTTCTTTTAGACCAGTAGATACATCTGGAAACCAAAAGTCCCCACCGATAGTTGCACAACTAGGAGCTTCGTAGTGACTCGGCTCCCGCATTGGTTATCGAACCCAGATTGTCTCGCACTTATCCGGCGCACCTTTGGGTGCTGCACACATATAACCTGACCACGGACCCTTTTGTCCTACACCTGAACGCAGTGACATCTGACCGTGCTTACAAGAGTTGCCGTTACCTGCTGGTGCAGGTGGAACATAATCATTGATTCGTGTAAGCGTAATTGGTGATGCGTTGAGCTGCTGCGCTACTGCTGCAACTGTTGGTGCTCCACCTGCTAGTTCTGCTCCAGTTGCACGGATGTTCATTGCGTTCATTGCAAGATCTGCAAGACCTGATTCTAATTCTTGAACTGTTGCTGCGTACAAGTTGATGAGTGTTCCGTCGTTCAACTTGTAGTTGATCTGATACTTAGTTCCTTCTGTAGCCATTTACTTGCCTCCACTTTGTTTTACTGATAGTCGCTGACTCTCAACTCCTACCTTCTTAGGGACAAACCCTAATAGTTTTTCTACCTGCTCACTGTCAACTGACTCGCGCCCTTTAACAGTTGTCCAACTTAGTTCGATACCTGAATTAGTAGTACCCATCACTCCTTCGAAGGATGCCTTCAAAGAATCTTGTTGTGTCTCTAGCTCTTTAATCTTTCCTGCTAACTGTAAATACAGCAGTGCGTTCTTGTCAATGTCTGAATCAGTAATGATTACATCACTGACTGGTATACGTTCTTTTTTTAGACCAACGCATCCCATCTGCCCACTTGCGTCATAGTACTTACAGTAGAACTGACAGTAACTTGCATCCTTCTCTGGTGCTGGTGCTTCTGCTGCTTCCCTAACAGCCGCTAGCCAACCGAGTGCTTCTAGTGCAATGGACTCATTGTAGTCTTCGGTGTGAACCTTGACATCTCTTTCGTCCCCGTCCCTGGCAATTGCTACCAGTGACACTCGGTTGACCGCATAGCCGTTCTTAGCTAGGAGGTAGCCGTATAGCTGCACCTGCCACCGTTGCTGATTGCTTGGAAAGTAAGAAAGGTTTCGGACCTTGCTTGTCTTCCAGTCAATCACATCACCAGTACCAGGTACGAAACAGTCAATGTGTGCTTTCATTCCGTTGTATTCAACTTCTGTTTCAATCAGCACATCTGGATTATCTGCTAATGCTCTTTCAATCTCTGCGTGGATAGCAGTACCCATTATCGCAGCGAGCTTTAACTCACCATCATTAGTTTCAGGTTGATCGTTAAGTCGGTACCACACCTTACGGCGACAGCCACCTACCTCTGATGGACCAATCTGAACTTGTGTAGATCGTGAACGCTTTGCATCGCCTGCACGTAATGCAGTCAGCAGAAGTTCCTTTGGGTCTGTCACTTCTTGTACTTCCAATCTACCCATAAATCAAATGCTCTACCAATAATAATACCAATTACTAAACCTACAAGAAATTCTGTTATTTCCAATTAAATTCCCACCCTACATACCAGAATAATAAATCAAGACTCAGGTGGTACTTATCAAAATTAAAACCTAAACCAATACCGCTATTGCGTCCCCAGTAAAACCAGAATCTACCTATCTTCTTTTCCATAGCTCCTCCTAGAACCGTTCTTGGACTACCAACTGTAAAGGCTTACCAGTATTCGCGTCAAGTACCGAAGCAATCTCTACTGCTTTACGGGCGTGTCTCTTTGCGTAAGCTACATCCATATTAGGTTTGCAGATTGAATACAGGTAGCCAAGAGCAAGCTGGCCCCCACTACCAATACCGTAAGCTCCGTGATTTGCTTGGAAAAAAGAGAGATCACAAGCAATACGAAAGATATTACCGTTAAAAGCAATGAGATAATCGAAGCCACCATCTTTGTCCGCC